TATAATATTTCTTGGTAGATTTCCAGAATATCCTAAAACATTAATACACGATATTCCTGTTGATATAAATTGCCTATCCGAACTCTATAAAATCTACAATGGAAAAGAAGAAGATTGATAAAGTCATTGAAGCATTTCGTAATTATATTAATTTAAAAGAAGAGGGAATGGTCACGGGAAGTTCTTCTGGTTCTCCTGGGTTTAGTGGATCTTCTGATCCGAAAGGTCCAACCGCAGGATTTGATCCTGTAATGGGATTGGGAAAAAGAAAAGGTCCGCAGATAAAACTTCCACCTGGTTCCCGTAGAAGGTGGATGAAACCAAAAAACTAAATAATATTAAAACTACTTGAGTTATTTGTTTCCAGTAGTGTAAGAAATAATAACTCACACGGAAAATGTTTAATTCAAATACTTCTGCTGATACTAAAATTGCTGTATTAGAAGAGCGTCTATCTTCTTATGAACTTATGTTAAAAAAGATAGATGAAGCAATTCAAATTATGGGGAAGACGAGTCAAAATATTAGCAAGATGCTTGCCGTTCACGAAGAAAGAATAGAGCAGTGTCACAAAGCTGATGATTATGTTAGCAGACTGATTGAAGAATTGAAAATTGAGAATAAAGATTCGCACGAAGCAGTGGCAGAAAGAATTGAAAAAGTTGAAAATAAATTGGAAGAATTTGTAAAATTTCGTTGGATAATAGTTGGAGTTTTTGCAGTTATATCTTTTGGACTATCGCAATCACACGTAGTTGTTGATTTATTAACTCCAGATACTCAGCAACAAGTAATAAAATAAATAATTGAGTGTTGGCACAGGATGCCAATGAAAACTAAAAATCAAGCAACACTCTACTCTCTTCAGAGAATTACAAATTCGGTCGTAAAATGGACAGGGATTATGACCGCATTGTGTCTTGACAAAACGCGATAGACTGGTAGAATAAGTACACTCATTAAGGTTTGGTTATGGATTTTGTTGATGTTAAATACATCAATTTGATTTCTGGAAGATTTCATAAGTTCAAAAAAATAAAACATAATCTTTATAATTTTCGTTGCCCAATCTGTGGAGATTCGCAAAAGAATAAAAATAAGGCAAGGGGATATCTCTATCAAGTAAAAAACAATACAAACTTTAAGTGTCATAATTGTGGTATCAATATATCTTTTAATAACTTTTTAAAACAAATTGATATTACGATTCATAAGCAATATACCTTTGAAAAATTTAAAGAAGGTCATAGTGGTAAAAACTTTACTGCAGAAGAACCTCAGTTTAATTTTCAGAAACCAGACTTTTTCACAAAACGTGAAAATTCGGAAAATGTGAAAAAGTTGGGTTTACCGAAAGCGTTAACAAATCCTAACGCAAAAAAGTATCTGGAAAGTAGAAAATTAAATCCAGATAACTATTATTACACCGAAAAATTTAAAGAGTGGACTAATTCTCTTCGACCAACATTCGACAATACAAATCAAGATGAACCAAGGATTATTATTCCTTTGTTTTATCAAAATAAGTTAGTCGGATTTCAGGGAAGAGCACTTGGTCCCAGTAAGGTAAAGTACATTACTATAATGCTTGATGATGACGCACCAAAAATTTATGGTCTTGATGAAGTCAAAAAAAGTGAAACTGTCTACATCACAGAAGGTCCCTTTGACTCAACATTCATTCGCAACGCGATTGCTCTTTGTGGAGCTGATGGCGATCTTGATAAGTGGAATATTGGCAGGCGTGTTTGGATTTATGATAACGAACCACGTAATGCAGAAATCACCAACAGGATCGCAAAGCGTATTGATGAAGGAGAACAAGTTGTAATTTGGCCTTCTACAATATCCGAAAAGGATATTAATGATATGGTTTTATCTGGACTGAATGTTCAAGATGTGATAGAATCAAATACTTACTCTGGTTTAGAAGCAAAACTTAAATTTACTACCTGGAAGAAAATATGAGCAACGGTACAAAAGTTAAAAAGCGTGATGGTCGAATTGAGTCTCTTGACCTGGAAAAGATGCACTTGATGGTTGAAGAGGCGTGTAAGGGTCTTGCAGGCGTCTCTGCGAGTCAAGTTGAGATGACATCTGGTATTCAGTTTTATGATGGTATCACCACTGCAGAGATTCAGGAGATTCTGATTCGATCTGCTTCTGACCTGATCGATCTTGATCACCCTAATTATCAGTTTGTTGCTGCCCGTCTGCTTCTTTTTGCAGTTCGTAAGCAACTTTATGGAAAGATGAAAGAACTTCCTCATCTTGAGCAGCACATTTATAACTGTGTTAATCAGGAAGTTTATGATAATGATATTTACAGCAAGTACTCAAAGGAAGAGATTGATAAGGCAAACTCTTTTATTGATCACGATAGAGATTATCTCTTTACTTACGCTGGACTTCGCCAGGTTGTTGATAAGTATTTGGTTCAGGATCGCAGTTCAGGTGGAGTATATGAAACTCCGCAGTTCATGTATATGATGATTGCTCTGACTATCTTTGCAGAGTATCCAAAAGAAACAAGAATGTCATATGTCAAGAGGTATTATGACGCAATCTCCAAACACAAAATCAACATCCCTACCCCCATTATGGCAGGCGTTAGGACACCACTTAGACAATTCGCTAGCTGTGTTCTTGTTGATGTTGATGACACCCTCGATAGCATCTTTAGTTCTGATATGGCTATTGGCAGATACGTTGCACAAAGGGCGGGAATCGGTATCAACGCAGGTCGCATCAGGGGTATCAACAGCAAAATCAGAGGTGGAGAAGTTCAACATACAGGTGTTGTCCCTTTCCTCAAAAAGTTTGAAGCAACTGTCCGATGCTGCACTCAGAATGGCATCCGTGGTGGATCAGCAACTGTCCACTTCCCAATCTGGCACCAAGAAATAGAAGACATTCTTGTTCTTAAAAACAACAAGGGAACGGAAGATAATCGTGTCCGTAAACTTGATTATTCTATCCAAATTAGTAAGTTGTTTTATGAAAGATTTATTCAAGACGGTGAGATCACGCTTTTCTCTCCACATGATGTACCTGGACTTTATGATTCTTTCGGACTCCCTGAGTTTGACGATCTCTATGTTTCGTATGAAAAAGATTCGTCCATTCCGAAAAAAACTATTAAAGCACAAGAACTCATCCTTAACCTTCTTAAAGAACGTGCGGAAACAGGTCGTATCTACCTTATGAATATTGACCATTGCAATTCTCACTCTTCATTTAAGGATAAAGTTAATATGAGCAATCTCTGTCAAGAGATTACTCTTCCTACTGATCCTATTCAGCATATTGATGATACTCATGGAGAAATTGCTCTGTGTATTCTTTCTGCCATTAACGTGGGCAAAGTTAAATCTGATGAAGAACTTGAGGATCTTTGTGATCTTTCTGTTCGTGGTTTGGATGAGTTGATCGACTATCAGAAATACCCCGTAGAGGCGGCAGAAATCGCCACGAAGGCACGTCGTTCTCTTGGCATAGGATTTATTGGTCTTGCTCACTATTTGGCAAAACTTGGTTTTGATTATGATTCTCAAGAGGCGTGGGATGCTGTTCATGGACTTTCAGAATCATTCCAATATTATCTTTTGAAAGCATCTAATCAACTTGCTAAAGAAAAGGGATATTGTGAATACTTTGGTCGTACCAAGTATGCTGATGGTATTCTTCCAATTGACACTTACAAAAAAGATGTAGACGAAATTTCATCTATCACACTTCAACATGATTGGGAAAATCTTAGAGCATCCATCTTGGCTCACGGTCTCAGGCACTCAACATTGTCCGCACAGATGCCATCGGAGAGTAGTTCCGTTGTGTCAAATGCGACAAATGGAATCGAACCTCCCCGTGGTTTCCTGTCCGTTAAGAAATCGAAGAAGGGCCCTCTCAAGCAGATTGTCCCTCAATATCAAACTCTTAAGAACAACTATACGCTTCTTTGGGATATGGAGTCCAATCGTGGTTACATTAATATTGTTGCTTTGATGCAGAAGTTCTTTGATCAAGCGATTTCTGGAAACTGGTCTTATAATCCAGAAAATTATCAAGATAATGAAGTTCCTGTATCAGTAATGGCAAATGACTTTTTGACTACATACAAGTACGGGTGGAAAACTTCTTATTACCAAAACACTTATGATATTAAGACTGATGAGGTAGTAGAAGAAAAACCCAATCTTCAAGATTTGTTAAGTGAGTTAAGTTCAGTAGAGGAGGGAGAGTGTGAATCCTGTGCAGTTTAAGATTTCTTCAACGGAAGAACCCCAAACAAATATTAAAGGAATGACCGTTTTTAACACTGAAAAAGTTGATACCAAAAAACAACCAATGTTTTTTGGAAAACCTCTTGGAGTTCAAAGGTATGATTCATACAAATATCCAATCTTCGACAAACTGACTACTCAACAACTTGGATACTTCTGGAGACCCGAAGAGGTGTCTCTCCAGAAGGATCGTGGCGATTATCAGACACTTCGCCCAGAGCAAAAGCATATCTATACTTCTAATCTGAAGTATCAGATTATGCTTGATTCTGTTCAGGGTCGTGGTCCTGGCATGGCATTTATTCCATACTGTTCACTTCCTGAACTGGAAGCGTGTATGGAAGTGTGGGGATTTATGGAAATGATTCACTCACGCTCATACACATACATCATCAAAAACGTTTATTCAGATCCATCTGAGGTGTTTGATACTATCATTGGAGATGAGCGTATTCTGGAACGTGCTAAGAGTGTTACAGAGTCTTATGATGACTTTATTCAATCAGCACAACAATATGGTGTGTCCGATACTTGGATGCATAGACTTGAGGGAGTATCATACGCAAAGGAATCACTCAACGATGTCAAACGAAAACTGTACAGAGCAGTCGCAAACGTTAATATTCTTGAAGGTATTCGCTTCTACGTTAGTTTTGCTTGTAGTTTCGCCTTTGGTGAACTTAAGCTTATGGAAGGATCCGCTAAAATCATTAGTCTCATCGCAAGAGACGAAAACCAACACTTAGCACTTACTCAGAACATTCTGAATAAGTGGAAAGAAGGTGATGATCCTGAAATGAAGCAGATTGCAAAAGAAGAAGAAGAGTGGGTCTATAAAATGTTTGATCGTGCTGTAAACGAAGAGAAGAAATGGGCAGATTACCTGTTCAAAGATGGCAGCATGATTGGACTGAATGATAAACTTCTTCAGCAATATGTTGAATGGATTGCTAACCGTAGACTGAAAGCAATAGGACTAAAACCACAGTATGATATTTCAGCAAACAATAATCCACTTCCTTGGACACAACACTGGATTTCTTCCAAAGGTCTTCAGGTTGCTCCGCAGCAAACTCAAGTGCAGTCTTATGTGGTTGGTGGAATAAAACAAGATGTCAAAAAAGACACATTTAGTGGTTTTAAACTTTAATTGACTTTAAGACTGAAATAGTGTATTATATAAATAATAATAGGTAAGTTCAGTCTTAAAATGAATAATTATATTCTTTACTATTACTTAAGGGAGGACTTTAGTTCTCCCTTTTATGTTGGTTATGGAAGACCAAGAAGAATTAATTCCAGACACTCCAGGAGAAATGGTGCTGAAATATTACCACCAAGAGAAAGAAGATGGATTGTAAAATCTGGATTAACTAAAGAAGAAGCAATAGAACTTGAGATAAAACATATAGCACTCTGGAAAAGAGAATGTGATGGTGGGGTTTTGTTAAATCAAAATCTTGGTGGTGAAGGAAAACCTGGAGGACAGAGAACTAAAGGATTTAGTGGAAGGAAACATAGTGAAGAAGCAAAGAAAAGAATAAGTGAAAAAGCTGCTGGCAAGAATAATCCAAGATATGGTGTTAAATTATCACAAGAGACAAGAAATAAGATAAGTCAAAACAGAACACCAAAGTTTGGTAAAGATAATCCAAACTCTAAAACTTGGAAGATTGTTTCTCCAGAAAATAAAGAGTACATTATTACTGGAGCATTAAAAGAGTTTTGTAAGTCTCAAAATATTTCATATGCAACGATGCACGCAGCAATTCTTTACGATAGAAAAGGGCCAAGAAGAAATGGATGGAGTATTGAGAAAGTTTAGAATATCACTACCAGAAGATGAGTGTGTGATAAAACTTCAGGAGTATTGTAAGTTCTCTCATACTTTGTTAAAAGTTCCTGTAGTTTCTAAACCTTTATGTGCCGACGCAAACTGCCACAATAATGTTAATCATTATGTGAATACTTATGGTGGAGAAAAGATAAGTGGATATTATCTAATCACCGATGTTGATGATGAAACTTATGGATGTGCGATATATCATAGTATTTGGAAAAATACTTACGGAGATTTGATAGATATAACTCCATTTGATGATGGTAGAGAATATAATATGTTCTCTGTGCTAGATGCTATAGATTATTACTCTGGAGTTGCTTATGATGGAAAAGTTTATAGAATATTAGAACCAGGACTTAATGTTGTTTAAATTATAAATACCTAAAAAGTATTATCAAAAATGGACGCACAAGATTTTCGTAGTCTTCAAGAAGCATATTTGGAAGTTTATAATGACTTGGATGAAGGTGCTTCGGAAGACGTTGCTGCTAGATCCGAAAAACTTGCAAAACAAAGAAAGGGGCAAACACCTCAAAGAAAAGCAATGTATCAGGGACTTGCACTTAAAGCAAGAATTCGTGCTTCTGGAGGAAATCCTGGAGATAAATCACAGGGACATCCTTTAAGGAGAGCATCTAATAGACCTATTCACCCCCACGATAGTAAGTATGGTAGATCTGGTTTAACTCAATCTAAAAGAGATGAAAGAAGAGATATAGATGCCGCAACTCATGGTGAGTATAGTGATGGTCCTGGAACTGTAACAAAAAATCCAAAAAAACTTCGTAAGCAAAAAGCACTTGGAGAACTTGGAGAACAAGCAGACCTCTACGACATCATTCTCTCACACCTTCTTGATGAAGGATATGCCGAAACACCAGAAGCAGCAGAAGTCATTATGGTTAATATGAGTGAGGAGTGGAGAAACTCCATTCTTGGTTAATTTACTTTTTTGATTTATTATGTTACCAAAAATACTTTCTCAGGATTCAAACTATGATGAGTGGTGTGAACAAGAAATTCTGAATGCTTATAGAGAAGCAGCAGAATGTGATGAATTTATGTTTGGAGATTATGACTTTTGTAGAGAATGGTTAGGTACAAATAACTAATCTCATATAGATAGAGGAGGTCACACTCCTCTTTTTTAATGTCTAAAAATAAAGTAACAAAAGAAGAACTTAAAGTTCGCGTTCTAAAGTTAAAGAATGATTTGCATAACGAACACATTAGGCACGATATGGATATGAAAGGACTTGCTCATAAATATCTGAATGCAGTTATTGACATTATTGATGAGTACAGATATTGACTATGAAAACCCTTGGACCTATAATGGAGAAGTGTTTGGTTCAAATGATATTCAAGATCATTTTGGTTTTGTTTATCATATTCAAAATAACCTTAATGGTAGGGAATATATTGGTAGAAAATATTTTTGGCAGTTTAGGACTCCGAAAGGAAAAAAACGCAAAGTAAAAGCAGAATCTAATTGGAAGGATTACTATGGGTCTTGTCCGGAACTTAAAGAAGACATTGACAAATTTGGCAGAGAAAATTTTAGTCGAACTATCTTATCATTACATAAAACAAAGGGCAAAACAAACTTTGAGGAAACCCGACAATTATTTGCCCACAATGTCCTCACAGAAGGACTTGACGACGGAACACCGAAGTACTACAATAGCAACATCCTCAACAGGTACTTCCGAAAAGATTATTATGACCGCAACGACTGAAGATATTGTTGCACATGTGAGATCTTGGTCTCTTGATCGTGCGGCAGATATGGATATTTCCAAAGAGGATGCGAGATCTATTCTTGCAGAGTTTTATGAATGGATCGAACCAGAGGGAGATGAACTTGAGATTGTTTCTTTGGAACCAGAAGATTGGACCGATGAACAAGAAATTGATGTTCGGTAATCCAACTTCTTGACAAACTCTAAATAAAAACTTATAATGCTAAAATCCCTGTTATGAGCAGGGTTTTTTATTATGAGACTTTGAAACTTGATTTAGAGCCGTGGAGACTGCCCCTTGAGAAAGGGGATGTGCGCTTTCTCTATACGGATGTAGAGTTCTATTAATTTTAATGCTAAACATCTTTACTGTAGCCCTGCCCCTTCTGGCATCGGTTACAACCATAACGGCAACACTGCCATCATCTGCCATTGCTCCTCAATATTCTATTATTAAGGAGTTTGAACCAGAGAAGACAGCGATCCTAGAGGTTGCTCCCGAAAAGCCAAAAGAGAAAAGGCTAATTTGTAAAGGGTGTAATGAACATGAGAATGCTGCCCTGGCATATTTCCAGGATCGTGGTATTAAAGACAGAAACGCCCTTGCTACCATTATGGGCAATATTCGTCAGGAATCAACTTTTATTCCTAACATTTGCGAAGGTGGTAGCAGAACCAGTTACCATAACTGCGGTCGTGGTTATGGTCTGATTCAATGGACATCTGCCAATCGTTATTATGGATTGGGTGATTTTGCTAGAAAGATTGGAGGTTCACCTTCAACTCTTGATACGCAACTTCGTTATCTAACAACTGAAGTCCAATGGAGACAGATCGAAGAAAGGATGAAAACTCCTGGTAAGTCTATCGATCGTTATATGGACTATGCGTATAGTTGGATTGGTTGGGGGCATCATGGTGCCCGCACTTCGTATGCCTATGATTATGCCTCACGACTGATTCAGGTAGAAGTTTGATTGTAAGGGGGAGTTTTATACTCCCCCTTTTTTAATGCATATATACTTAATCCTAATTATTTTTTTGAGGAGTATTATGTCTGAAACCGTACAACAAATTGCTGATGCATTTGCGACTTGGCAATCTGAGGATGAGAAGTTTGCGAATGGAAATAGTGCCGCTGGTACAAGAGCCCGTAAAGCACTTCAAGAACTGACGAAACTTGCAAAGTCACGTAGAGCAGAAATCTCAGAAGAGAAGACTGCACGAAAGGAAGCAAAGGCGGCCGCTTGATAAATAAGAGGGAGTGTTGCTACTCCCTTTTTTTATGTTTAGATTCAACTTCGGAAAGAAGAGTCCAGACAGAAACCAAATAATCGTTGTAAGCGTCATACTCAGTGGTATCGTAGCAACACTCTCTCAATGCACTGGAGCGTCCTCTGAGCGCCTCTGGGACCTCTTAGACGAGGTTCAGAGGAGGTTGTTCCCACAGACCATAATCAATGATGTCATAAGGCAGGATCCTAACCTTATAGACAGAAGAGTTAAGAGGGATGTTGATAAAGCAATTCGTGATTATGAACGCTTGACAGGGGACTACGAAACCCCTAGAATACCTTTGCCGAGGTTGATAGAGAAGGCTCCAGATACTTCTATATGTTACACTGAAGAGTGTAAGAAATTAGGAGGAGAAATGAGACTTTGTTCTCCTTGGCTTGACGACTGTAAAGAGGAGTGATATAATAAACAAGTAAACAAACATATGCCCCTGTAGCTCAGGAGATAGAGCATCGCTCTTCTAAAGCGTTGGTCGTGGGTGCAAATCCTACCAGGGGTGTTCGCTTCAGTGGTGGAACGGTAGACACAGCGGACTTAGAATCCGCCGCCTTAAAAAGCGTGGAAGTTCAAATCTTCTCTGGAGCACTTGACAATCAAACTTAAATAGTTTATAATTGTCTCAATGCGAATGTGGTGTAGCGGTAACATCCCATCCTTCCAAGTTGGTGTCACGGGTTCGATCCCCGTCATTCGCTCTGAACTTTCGGGTTCTTATTCCACAATGGCGCAGCGGTAGCGCAGAAGACTGTTAATCTTTTGGTCCCTGGTTCGAATCCAGGTTGTGGAGTTGAAAGG